CGGGGCCCCCGGATCAAACCATGCCGGTCGGAAATGAATTCCGCCCGGCCAAGGTTTTGCCGCAGGCAAAACGCTTGTACGCCGCGCAGCGGCGATGTCATGGACGGCTGGCGTCCCTTATTTCTTGATCTCGCCGTTGGCGGCGGCGGTCAGGTAGGCGTTGATAAACCCGTCAATATCGCCGTCCATGACGGCCTGGATGTTGCCCATTTCGTAGCCGGTGCGGGTGTCCTTGGCCAGGGTATAGGGCATGAACACATAGGAACGGATCTGGCTGCCCCACTCGATCTTCATCTGCACGCCCTTCAGGTCGCTGACCTTTTCGGCGTGCTGCTGCATCTTCAGCTCCGCCAGCTTGGCCCGCAGCATCTTCATGGCGTTGTCACGGTTCTGGAACTGGCTGCGCTCCGTCTGGCAGAACACCACGATGCCGGTGGGCAGGTGGGTCAGGCGGACGGCGGAGGAGGTCTTGTTGATGTGCTGGCCGCCGGCACCGCTGGAGCGGCAGGCCTGCATTTCGATGTCCTCGGGGCGGATCTCGATCTCGCTGTCGTCATCCAGCTCGGGCATGACCTCCACGGCGGCGAAGCTGGTCTGCCGCCGGGCGTTGGCGTCGAAGGGGGACACCCGGACCAGCCGGTGGACGCCGTTTTCGCTCTTGAGGTAGCCATAGGCGTTGTCGCCCTCGATGAGGATGGTGGCGGACTTGATGCCCGCCTCGTCACCGGCCTCGTAGTCCATCAGCTGATAGGTGTAGCCGTGGCGCTCGGCCCAGCGGGTATACATGCGGTAGAGCATCTCGGTCCAGTCCTGGGCCTCGGTGCCGCCTGCGCCGGCGTGGAAGGTGAGAATGGCGTTGTTGGCGTCGTATTCGCCGGACAGCAGAGCCGCCAGACGGCGCTCGCTGATCTCCTTTTCCAGGTTGTCGTACCCGGCGGTGACCTCCGGCAGCAGGGAGGCGTCGTCTTCCTCCTGGGCCATTTCGCACAGGGTCACGGTGTCCTCCCACTCGGACACCAGCCGGTCGTACTTCTTGATGCGGTGCTCCAGGCGCTTGATCTGCTGGGACACCTTCTGGCTGTGCTCGATGTTGTTCCAGAAGCCGTCCTGCTCCGTCTCGGCCTGCAGGTCCTTCAGCTCCTGGCGGTCCTTGGGGATGCCCAGGGCCTTCTCCAGCTCGCCCAGAGTGGGCTCCAGGGCCTGGAGCTTCTGTTTATACTCGTCGTATTCAATGACTGCCATAGTCGGTCGTCTCCTTATCGAAAAAAATTCCTTAGCTTATCTATTATAGCCGGATATGGCTGTTCTGTAAAGGAAAATATACCCGTTTCCGGGAACTTTTCTTCACAGGATGAAGCCGCCGTCGCAGGTGAGCACCTGGCCGGTGATGAAGGAGGCCCCGTCCCCGGCCAGGAAGGCCACGGCGTGGGCGATGTCCTCCGGCGTGCCCAGGCGGCCCAGGGGCGTTTCCTGAGCCAGCTGGGGCAGTACCTCTGGCGGCAGGGCATCCAGCATATCCGTGCGGATGACCCCGGGGGCCACGCAGTTGACCCGGATGTGGGTGGGGGCCAGCTCCATGGCCAGGGACCGGGTCAGGCCGATGAGCGCCGCCTTGGTGCAGGAGTATGTCACCTCACAGCTGGCGCCCCGCTGGCCCCAGATGGAGGAGATGTTCACGATGCAGCCTGCGTGCTGGTGGAGCATCCGGGGCAGCACCGCCTGGATGGTGTGGAACGCGCCGTCCACGTTGACGGAGAAGTAGCGGCGCCACAGCTCCTCAGAGATGTCCTGGAACAGGGCCTGGCCCGCCACACCGGCGTTGTTCACCAGCAGCGACACCGGGCCGAAGGTTTCCTCCACCCGGCGCACCATGGCCTCCACCTGGTCCCGCTGGGACACGTCCGCCCGGACCATCATGGCCCGGCAGCCCTCCGCCGTCAGCTGCTCCAGCAGCGACCGGGCGCAGTCCTCCCGGACCCGATAGTTGATGCATACGGCCCAGCCCTGCCGGGCCAGCTCCGCCGCCACGGCCCGCCCGATGCCCCGGGATGAGCCCGTTACCAGCGCGATTTTTTCCATGATGTTTGTCCTCCTGGGTGGTTTTGAGAAAAGTATAGCAAAAAAAAAGAAACTTGGCAAGAAAACTGTTGACAAATACGGGCAAACCGTGTAAAATACATACTGTTCCGCGCGGTTAGCTCAGCTGGTAGAGCACATGCTTGACGTGCATGGGGTCACAGGTTCGAGTCCTGTACCGCGCACCAAAAAACTCCCGGTTTTGTAAGAAATCGGGAGTTTTTCTTTGCTTTTGCCGCCAAAAAGTTCCACCATTCTATATCCTGCTTTTTCTTGTTAGTAACGTGTTAGTAACACGCTATTTTTTGCCAGCCGTGTCTACAGCTGCAATCAGCTCAGAAATATCTGTGTGGACATAAATATTTGCCGTTGTGGAATAGTCGGCGTGGCCCAATATCTTTTGCAGAATCTCCGTGGGCATGCCTGATCTTCTGGCCCAGCTGGCGTAGGTGTGCCGGGTGGCATGCGGGGTTTTCCGCTCAATCTTGAGCTTTTCCAGTAACGGGTAGTAATCCCGTCGGCGGAAATTTGCCGGTACCTGTTGGCCGGTATAGCCGGACAGCAAGAGCGCACCCTTCGCCCTAGCGGCAAAGTATGCAAAGTATGCCCGGCCCTCCGGCCTGATGGGGATGACCCGGTTGCGCCCGGCGGCGGTCTTTTCTCCCCCGACGACATAGGTTTCGTGATAGTCGGCCAGCGGGAGACCGAAAAGCTCCCCGATTCTCATGCCCGTGTAAATTAGCATCAGGATAATTTTTGCGGTGTCGCTTCCGTTTTTCTCCAGTTTCTCAATGTCCGTGTCAGAGAAGATTTCCTTTTCTTTTTTCACGTTTTCTGGCAGATGGATAAATTTTGCAAAGCTTGTTGTGGCAATTTCTTCCCGGATGGCCCATGCGGACATCTGCGTAACAAGCTGCTTGTACTTGCTGCATGTGCTGTGGGATTTATCCGCATATTTGTCCATGACCGCCTGAAAGTCTGCTGTCCGCAAACTGCGGAATCTTGCATCGTGGAGCGGCTGGAACACGTCAAAGGCCCGGTTATATGACTCCACCCCACGGGGGCCTATTTCCTTATAATGTTCCTCTTTCCAGGCTTCAAATACTTCCTTGAATGTCATATTATACCGCTCTGTCAAATCTTTTCCTGCCAAGCGCTCCAGAGCCTCCAGTGCGTCTTTTCGCGTGGGGTAATATCCTATAATCACCCTACTTTTTGCCGCTACCCACGGGCGGCTCCTTCGGCCTTGCAGTTTATAGACCGTGCCGGACCCGTTGGGCCTCTTGATGGCCCTGCGGGATTGTTTGGATTGCCGCTTTCCGCAAGATGGGCAAAACAGAGCGCCATCCGGCAAAACTCCGCCGCACTTAACGCAGTTCATTGTATCCTCCTTTATATTGTGACATGGCCGCCCCATGTGGGACGGCCTTTTTTCACACTTTTTTGCGCAGGGCCATAGAGATGATGACCGTAGAGGCTATCACCGCAGTGACTGCTACGACAATAACAAACCACGCCACGGCGGTAGGCTGTCCGTTGCGGATAAGCCCTTGGGCCGTGATTTGCGAGTCAATAAACAGGTACGCCACCAGGCACATGGCCAGCACGGCGCACATACCAAGCAGGACGAAGATGACCGGCTTGCGAGTGCGCATTTGGTCCTTCTGTATGGCGTTTACTTCTTCCAGCCTTTTTACGTTACCGGACAAATGCGCGTTTTCCAGCTCCAGTTGGTGTATCCTGGCCTGCATAGATTCCGGGTGTTCCACTGGCTTGTCCAGCCCGAACAGTTCATCCAGAGACAGATCCAGCACCATGCACATGGCGACAGAGTTGTAGAGCTTCGGGTCCATTTGTGATCCGTCCAGGAGCTTTGACACGGCGGACTTTGACACGCCGGACAGATCCACGATGTCGTTGATGGTGTACCTTTTCTTTTCCTTTGCTTCGCGAATCCTTTTTGGGTATTGCTCAATGTTTCCCGCGATTTCCTGCAACGCAGACATAGTTATTCGCCTCCATAAAGTAGATTTCACCTGTGGCGGGACAGAATCTAAAATGCGGGGACCATTTTCCCTACATCGGTCGCACGGTTCCCCGTATTGCGCGTGGACAGGGTTTCGCGGCACTGCTATGCTTAAATCGTAGCAGGCGACAGCCTGATGGGCTATCTGCTATATCGGCCCTGCCGCCCGGTGCGGGGGCGACAGGGCCAACATAACCCAAAATTTATCCCTTTGTTGCCTATTATAGGGCAACGCGGTATGCAATATTTGTCCTATTTGGGGGAATAGGTGAAAATATTTTTTTACGAGGGGGAAATACATCGTGTGTTTTTGCGAAAAGTATGATATAATAGAACAAATGAACGGTAAGGCTAAGGACGCGCTACTCAGCGAGGCGATAGAGATGATCGGCAAGCTGACAGACGCGCAGCTCTACCGCATTATGGAGGAAATGAAGGATGACGAACCAGCCGAATGAACCGGCTGCGTAGGCCCAGTATACTTTTTACAAGGGGGATTAGATATGAGTAATTCGGTACTGTATGCGCTTGTGATGTTCGCCGTGGCTGGCACAGTCGCGCAATGGTTCAACATATGGCACATTCTGAATAGGCTGGACAAGCTGGAACGAGAGCACCGATCAGCAGAACTTCCCCAGCAGATACCCGCCGAACATGCACAGGACGCTGCAAATGATTCCGGCCCAGAAATATAACCGCGCCCTCTTTTCAGCCCTTCGCTTTTCTTCTTCTGCCCGCACAAGCCTATCGACGATGGGCGGCACAACTTTCCCCGCCGCAATATCCGGGATTTTGAATTCCGTCCCCTGGAAGTTGATATAGTCACTCATTTGCCATCCTCCTCAAAAGCGGCTTTTGCCAGCCGAAGAAACCGGTTTAACTTATCCTCTGGCAGGGACTTAACAAATTCTATAGCTTCCAGCTGCATATCACTCAGCGCTTCGCCATCGGCGGGGCGCTCTTTTTTTATGCCATTTTCCAGATCCTGGGCCAGTAGGCTCTTTACCAGGGCAATGTCTGCCGGGGCTGTGAGAATTTCCTCCGGTGTGGTTTTCAGAAGGACGCACATACGGGCGGCTTCTTCCGGGGACGGGAGATTGTTTCCGCGTTTTACTTCGCTTAACCACCGTTTGTGTTTGCCAACCATTGTGGCAAACGATGCGGCGCTCCAGCTATTTGAGGCAACCAACTTTAATATTGTATCCATGTTCGGATTAACCGTGTTTCTTTTTGGCATATTTTCTCCTAAATAAATTGTAATGCGGCGGCGTGGACAGCATTTTCAAATTTTTCGTTTTCAACGGATACCCGCCTATTGCGCTTGCGCTTGTTGTTTTCAATTACGTCAATTTTTCTTTTCTCGATTTCCTCGATTCTTTTTTCGAAATACTTGTTGTTTAATCCGCCATGTAAAATCGCCTTTTTTAACCAAAAGATGGCGCTGTCAAATTCCCACTCTCGCTCATACAACTCAGAAAACACGTTGCATATAATTGCGAAATTTAACGATGCAAATTTATCTAATACGGTAAACGGTATTTCCTTGATTGATTTTTCGAACGCACTGATTGCCGCAAGCCTAAAATCAGCGCCCTTGTTTGCAAACGCATAAGCAACCGCAAACTTATCAAAAGCAGACGCCGAATTTCTGTACCGTGTTGCGGCAATTTCAAAAAGAACATATCGGGGCTTGTACATTATTACATACGCCTCATTTACAAGACCAAGAGCTTGGTACTTCACAGGGTACTTCGATTTAACGACAGATAGCACTTCCCTAATGACATCCGATTCATGTTGCGAAAAACGAGTTAGATCATACTTGTTGTTTGCCGCAATAATGCTTTGTGATGCATCCTGCACATATTGCTCTGGATAGTAGACGCACGAGTTTCCTGCGCCCTTAATCCGCGCAAGAATTAATCCAATATTCAATAACATCCCCCACCCTCCAAAAAAAGAAAGCCGTTTTTGTGCAAGTTTACAAAACTTACAAAATGGTCGCGTTTTACTTTACAACGTACATGTTGTGCGCTATAATACTCGCATGAGAATTCACTAAGGCGACAAAAAACCAGGCCCCCATCGGAAACATCCGTTTTGCGGGCTTATAGCCGATATTTTGTTTGCTGACACTTACATAATAACGGCGCTGGCGGTGTTTGTCAAGGTGAAAGCTCACACATTTAGAGAGGAGGTATACACATTTGACGTTGCGAGAACTCCGGGAGAATGCCGGAGTAACCCGGGCACAGGTCAGCAAGAAACTGAATGTTGACCTGTCCTGTTTGTCCCACTGGGAGGTGGGCGACTGGAAACCCGGGCGGAAGTATCACAAGGCGCTGGCCAAACTGTACGGATGTACGGTACAGGCCATTCAGGACGCCGCCGCACCGGCGGAGAAGTAAGAAAGGAGGACAAGTAAGTGATAAATTGGATAATCTTGGGCGTGGTCTTGGCCGGTGTCTGCGCGGTGGCGTTCGTGCTTGAGTGCAGAGAATCCTACGTATGGACACTCTTTGTGGGGATTATAGCAGCTGTTGCCGCTGCCGTAATTCTGATTTGTTGCCCAATTGTTCGTGTATCGAACAATTCCGAGTGCGGCGTGTTCGCACAGCAGAAGGCCTACATCGAATCCCATGTCGCAGAGAACGACGTAGAGGACGCGGCGCTTACCGCCAAGAAGATCGAGCTGAACGAATGGCTTTTTGCGGCTCAGTACAGCAAGGCCCGCTATGGCTCCTGGTCCCTGTACCCGGATACGGTGATGGACCTGGAACCGATTGAGTAACAAAAAATGCCCCGCCAGGCGGCAACCTGACGGGGCGGCGAAGAAGCATTGGCAAGGATTCTTCACGGGTATTATACCACACCCGCGAAGCAATTGCAAGGAGGAAAGTATGGTAAAAACTATGACAATCGACGAGGCCGCAAAGTATCTGCGGGAAAACGGAGTAAAAATCTCCAAAGAGACACTTTCCGACGGGATTCAGGCTGAAAAACTGCCGTTCGGTGTGTGCATCGAGACCGGCCGCAGCCGGGTGTTTATGATTTTCAAGCGCCTTGTTGACAAGTGGCTTGAGGAAAGGGCGGAAATCAGATGAAAGCTTACAAGGGGGTTGCCAAGCGCAGAAATCTGCTGAAAGCATTCAAGGGGTTTGACAAGCGCCTGAGATGCCGTGGTTTTCAGTATGAGGTAGGCAAAGAATATCAGGAGCCGGAAGCGGAGCTGTGCCACAAGGGATTCCACGCCTGCGAAAACCCGCTGGACACGTTGAGATACTACCCGCCAACGGATTCCCGCTATTGCGAGGTGGAGATCGATGACAACGGCCAGCGCAACAGCGAAGACTCCAAGGTATGCGGCGAGAAAATCAAGATCGTCTCGGAAATCGGTCTGGATGGCGTGATCAAGGCCGGGGCGCAGTTCATCTTTGAGATGTGCAAGGGATCCGCTGAAGATCATGCATCTGGACGGATGGGCAACGCCGCCGCTTCTGGCTGGAGTGGCAACGCCGCCGCTTCTGGCGAGAGTGGCAACGCCGCCGCTTCTGGCT